CCCGGCGGGGCTCAGTTTGTTCGGTGGCGGCGGAGCAGCAGGTCTGGCAGGCGGGCGGCAGTACGGAGGCCCAACCGCGCCAGGCGGCGCCTACCGGATCAACGAGAACGGTGCCCCCGAGATCTGGCAGGACAATTCTGGCAGGCAGTACATGATGGCCAACCGCGCCGGCCAGGTGGTCAGCAACAAGGAGGCGACCGCGGCCGGAGGCAATCAGGGAGTGCAGGTGCACGTCAACATCATCCAGGACGCAAGCCGGGCAGGCCAGGTCTCGCAGCGCACCGAGGACGGAGCCGTCTTCATTGATGCTGCAGTGGCGGATGTCTGGGGTGATGGCCGGCTCGGCAAAGCCCTCCAGGCGAAATACGGATTACGGACGGCCCCACGATGACGATTACCTACCCTGCAGGGCTGCCCCATCCACTGCGCGAGTCCTACGGGTTCGAGTCGGTCAACAATATCGTCCGATCAGACCTGGTTTCGGGGCGCGCTCGCCAGCGGCAGCGATTCACCAGCGTCCCATCATTTGCCACCCTGACATGGCTGTTTAAGAGCAACGCGGAAGCCCAACTGTTTGATGCATGGACGAGCCAGGTGGCTAAGGCTGAATGGGTGCGGATGACTCTTACCTGCCCGCTTGGCCTGATCGAGCATGATGTGCGGTTCGCTGAGTCGCCATCCGGCCCAGTGCGCTCCGGCGTGAGATTCTGGAGATACACGGCGCGAGTTGAGCTGCGAGAGCGCCCACTACTTGAGCCAGGCTGGGCTGGAATCCTGCCCGACTACATCCTCGGCTCCGACATCTTCGACCGAGCCATGAACCAGGAGTGGCCGCAATGACGATCCTCGAGCGCGTCTACGCATCCGGTGGGCCGGAGGTGATCATCCCGACCATCGAGCTGACCTGCGCAGCCTTGGCGGAGCCGATCCTGATCTGTGCGGGGTTCGAGGACCAGGTGTGCACGACAGAGGACGCGCGCACGCTGGCCTTCATCGCGGCCGGCATCGACGTGGCGCTGCCGAAGAAGGGCAACAGCGGCAACCAGACGCTGACCTTCGCGATCGACAACGTCTCCGGCGAGGCCCAGGCCAAGATCGACGCCGCGCTGGAGGCCGAGGAGCGGGTGACGCTGATCTACCGGACGTACCTGTCCAGCGATCTGAGCGGGCCGGCCGAACCTCCGTACTACATGACCGTGCTCGGCGGGACGATCACCGGGACGCAGGTGCAGATCGATGCCGGGTACTTCGACGCCATCAACACCGGCTGGCCGCGCGACCTCTACACCCTGCAGTTCGCCCCCGGCCTGCGCTACCTGTAGCGCTACAGCAAGCACACCCGACCCCGCCAGCGAGCGGGGTTTTTCATTCCAGAGCCCTGGCAACCGCCGGGGCTTTTTGTTTTGCGCGGCCTAGGGTCGCTCCCGAACGCGGGTGTTCGCTCATCCACCCGCCCGGCCGCGCATCTATTTCCCGGTGAGCGAGGACTACCTGATGCGCGAACTGACTTTCGGCGACTGCCGTATTGAGATGATCACCCGCGACGGCGAGCTGTGGGCAAGGGGCACTCAAATTGGGGGTGCCTTGGGTTACGGAAATCCAGGCAAGAAGATCCACGAGTTGTATACCCGTCACGCCGACGAGTTCACCGACTCCATGACGGCGGTAGTCAAACTGCCCGATGTGAATCCCCAAACTGGGGATGCAGGCCAGGTGCGCGAGGTCCGCATCTTCTCCCTGCGCGGCGCCCACCTGCTGGCCATGTTCGCCCGTACCAAGGCGGCCAAGGAGTTCCGCCGCTGGGTTCTCGACATCCTGGACGCCCTGCACAAGGGCGGCGAGTACGTCATGCAGCAATACCGGCGAGCGCGCGATGAGCTGACGCAAAGCCAGGAGGCGGCCAGCGAGTGCGGCAAGGGCCTGAACCGCTGGAAGCAGATCAAGGCGCCGCTGCAGGCCCGCCTCAACTATTGGAGCGAGCGCCGGCAGCTGGTACTCGCCCTTGAGTAGCTGGATCGACCGCTATCTGGCCACGCCATACCGTGACGGCGCCATGGGTCCGGACGCCTACAACTGCTGGGGACTGGCCCGAGCGGTGCGCCATGAGGTCTACGGCCTGCCGCTGCTGCCCGAGTACGGCCGGCATGTGCAAGCCAGCCCGCATGCGCAGCGGGACTACCAGATCCAGGCCGGCGAGATGGAAGAGTGCGCCCCGGAGCCGGGATCCATCGCCGCCGTGTTCCGCGGCCCTCTCTGCATCCACGTCGGCGTCGTGATCGAGGTCGAGGGCCGGCTAGCCGTCCTCGAGACCAACCAGCGATCCGGCTGCCGCTGGCTCAGGGTTCCCGACTTTGAGCGCCGTTGGCTCCGCGTCATCTACTACAGAGACAAGCCCAATGCCGATTGAAATCTACCCGTCGAAGTTGGCCGGCGGCCCGCTTGAGGTCCACCAGACCGACGAGCGCATGACGCTGGAGCAGTGGCTGCGCGCCAAAGTGCCGAGCTTCGAGAGCCGCGAGGTGCCGCCGATCAGCATCAGCGTCAACGGCTGCCGCGTGCCGCACGCCTGCTGGAGCGAGTTCCGGTTCAGGCCAGAGGACAGCGTGGCGATCTACATCGAGCCGGCCGGCGGCGAGCTGGTAATCGCGGCGGTGACGCTGCAGGCGGCCGTGAAGTTCGTCACTGCGCTGTTCATGCCCAAGATGCCGTCGCTGCCCAGCCAGAACGCGACGCAGGGCGAGAAGCTGGCCGAAGCCACGGCCAAGGGTAACCAGATCAAGATCAACTCGCCGATCCGCGAGATCGCCGGCCGGCGAAAGGTTTTTCCCGACTACCTGCTTCCGCTCCATCGCTACTTCCAGGCCGGCGCGCCGCGCGCGCAGTGGGCCGAGATGCTGCTGTGCATCGGCAAGGGCAAGCACCAGATCAACGCCAGCGAGATCCAAGTCGGCGACACGCCGATCATTTCCCTGGGTGACGATGCCGAGTACGCGATCTACCCGCCCGGCGCCGACCTGAGCGCCGAGCCGGCGGCCACCTGGTGGCACTCGGCGACTGAGGTCGGCTCGACCAGCAGCGGCACGGCCGGCCTTGAACTGCGGGCGACCTACGAGGTTGACCCGGTACCGGAGGCATCCGCCTACCTGTTCAGCGGCGACACCATCACCATCCCGGCTGGGGCGGGAGAGTTCCCCGCCGGCTGGGAATCCGGAATGATCGTCCGCGTCGAGGCGCAGTACCCGTACACGGTCACCGGCGGCGGCGCGACGCAGAACGTCATCGAGGGCCCGCTCGAGCAGTTGGCCCCGTTCCCGGGAATGGTCCTCGAGATCGTCGGCGCCTCGGCCGGCTACTACGTGGTCGACACCTACACGCCGCCGACCACGTTCCCAGAGGCTCCCGCCCAGTTGACGCTCGTGCACCTGGAGGGGCAGGACGTCACCTCACTGCAGACCGGCAGCGTATCGATGGGTATCGGCTATGCCGGCCTGCGCTACCGAATCACCGCGGCGAGCACCACGGCGATCAGCGTCGAGCGTCTGAACGATGTCGGCGGGCCAGACCCGTCGACATGGCCTGGCTTTGCCGAACTGACGACCACCACGGCAGTGCTCACACTGGACGCAAGCACGCAGGAGGGCGACTGGGCGGGCCCGTTCGCCGCCTGCCCGGCAGGAGAGACGACGCAGCAGATCGAGTGGGACGTGTTTTTTCCGGGCGGCCTGATCCGGATCGGCACGAAAGGCCAGCTGATCCACCGTTCCGTCACTGTCGAGATGCAGTACCGGGACATGGCCGCAGCCGGCGCCTGGACCTCGGTCAGCAAGATCTATAACGAGCGCTCGATGGATCAGCTCGGATTTACCGAGACCGTCGCTCTGCCGTATTCCATGCGCCCGGAGGTCCGCATGCGCCGCATCGGCGCCAAAAGCACCGACCCGAACATTCAGGACACCGCGCAGTGGTACGGCCTGCGCGCGAAGCTCTCCGGCCCGACCAGCTATGCCGGCGTGACCACGATCGCCGTGCGGGTGCGCGGTGGCCAGCGGCTGGCGGCGCAGTCCGAGCAGCTGGTCTCGGTGATCGCCACCCGGATGTTGCCGGTGCACAGCGGCGGGGTCTGGAGTGCCGAGGTTGCAACGCGGGGCATTGCGCCCTGGGTCGCCCATGTCGCGCACTCCATCGGCTACACCGACGACGACCTGGACCTCGACGAACTCGACCGCCTCGACGCCATCTGGTCGGCGCGCGGCGACTACTTCGACGCGGCGGTGGATGCCGTTGGGACGGTCAAGGAGTCGATCAACGATGCGCTGCTCGCCGGATTTGCCGAGCTGACCATCGATCGTGGCCGGATCAGGCCGGCCCGCGACGAGCCGCGCACCACGTTCGAGCACCTGTACACGCCGCAGAACATGACCGATGGCCTGTCAAGGCAGTTCTCGGCCATGCAGCCAGACGACTACGACGGCGTCGACGTCGAGTATGTGGACGGCATCACGCATCAGAAGGAGACGGTCGAGTGCCGGCTCCCGGGCGATGTCGGCCGGCGCGTCGAGAAGCTCAAGCTGGAGGGCGTGACAGACAGGACGAGAGCCTGGCGGATCGGCATGCGGCAGCGCCTGGCGCAGCGGCACCGGCGCTGGCGGTACAGCTGGGGCACCCCGATGGATGCATGGAACAGCGGATACCTGAGCTACTGCGCGGTCGGCGACGACGTTCCGGGCTACGGCCAGAGCGCGCTGCTGCTGAACTACGCGCCGATCACCGGCGGCTATCTGCTGGAGTCGTCCGAGCCCTTCGACTGGGCGGCCGGTGGTGATCATGTTGTCGCGCTGCGCCGACCGGACGGCACGCTCTCCGGGCCGTACACCGCAACCCGGGTCGATGACTACCGCCTGACCATCCCGACGCTGGATTTCGTGCCCGATACCAGCTGGAGCATCGAGCCGCCGCATCTGCTGTTCGGCCCGGTGGCCCGCTGGAGCTACCCGGTGCTGATCACCGGCATCAGCCCGTCCGGGGAGGACGGCGCCCAGGTCGAGGCGATGAACTACGACCCGAGGATCTACACCTACGACGATTCGAGCCCGCCGGCGTAAACCGCGCCCGCCAGACCACAACCCACGAATCACCAGAGCCCGCCTAGTGCGGGCTTTTTCATGCCTGGAGCTTTTGCATGACGACCTACAACACCGGCAATGCCGTTCCATCCACGGAACCGAAGGACCTCTACGACAACGCCCAGGCGCTGGACGAGGCGGTCAACAGTACGGCCGCCACCTTCACCGACCGGCTGGGAAATGCGCGCACGACCCTGTTCAGGTCCGTCGAGCTGGGGATGGCCTCAGTCAGCATCTATCCGGACCACGCGTCCGGTGTCGCCGCCGTGGGCGAGGGCGGCTATTTTTGCGTCCCCGCCGCCCTCGACAGCGAGTGGCTTGTGCTCTATCGCGTAGAAGGCGGGACCTACGTCGAGAAAAAGCGCTTGCCGTCGGTTGTCCGCATAGATGAGATCCAAGGGCGGGTGGATACGGCCGAATCCAATATCACTGCCCTAGACGGCCGCCTGGATACGGCTGAGAGCGACATCAACGCAGTGGAGGGCCGCGCCACCACGCTTGAGGGCAGAGCAACGGCTCTTGAAGGGCGTGCTACCGCTCTCGAGGGTCGAGCCACATCCGCCGAATCTAATATCGCGGCGCTCGACGTGCGTATGGATGACGCAGAGAGCGACGTCAGTGCGCTGTCCGGGCAGGCTGCGACGGCCGCGACTGATATCCAGTCGCTCAAGCTGCGGGCCAGCTCCCTTGAAACGCGAGCTACCGAGGCAGAGGGCGACATCAACTCGCTCGAAGGCCGCCTCGATGACATGGCTGGCCTGGTCGCGGCGGCAGGCACGGCTGCCGAATCAGCTGAGCAGTCGGCAGCCGGTGCGCTGGAAAAGGCCACGGAGGCGGCTGCTGACGCTGCGGCAGCCCAGGCCAGTGCACAGGCGGCACAGGATGCTGCAGATTCCGCCGTTGCCGTCGTGACCGGCGGAACGGCCAGCTTGACGCCCGAGCCAGGAAAGATCCCGATCGCGGACGGATCCGGGAAAATCAGCTCAGCCTGGATCGGCGGAGTTGTGAATGTCCTTAGCTATGGTGCCGATCCAACCGGCGTGGCCGATTCGTCAGCAGCGCTGTCGGCCGCGTGGGCGGATGTTCGCGCTAGGGCTAATGCGACAGCCAGGTACATCGATATCACCCTAAAAATTCCAGCAGGTATTTACCGAGTAGAAAACACGGTAGACTTCGGCCGCGCATTCGACTGGAACCTTGGCATTGACTGCGAGGGAGCCTACCTGATTGGTTATACAGCAGGTGCTCCAGTCGTTGATATGACTGGAACGCGAGGCGTCACCTGCAAGAATCTGGCTATCCTTGGCGACAGCGTATCTGTTCCTTCTTGTGGTCTTTTAGTTGGGCCCGGTCAGTTAGAGACGAGTGGCAATAACCGATTTGCCAACCTTAAAATTGACGGATATTTCTCGACAACGGCCCTGTGGAATATTGGCTGTGAAACAACCAACTGGGATTCATGCTACTTCCAAAATCGATCTGAAGGAGCGAATAAATACGCATATATTGCCGACTCTTGCAATCGATTCGAGGCGTCATCTGAATTCACGGATACGCGCGCCCCTCTGACCTGGGCGTCGTTGACGTGCAACACCTTCCAAAATTGCCGATTCGCAAACTATGGCGGTGGGCCTTGTACCTATCTCGAAGGCGTCTTTAACTGGAGTTGGGATGTAGGATGTTACCACTTGTCTTTCGGCGACTCAGGAATAGTTATCCGCTGCAGCCCAATTGGATGGCGCTCTACCAACCTGAAGATCGAAGGACTTTTCGAGACTGCAAATGGCGGGGTATACGGCGGCCTGAAAGACTGCGTTCGAATCGTATCAGAAGATGGTCTTCAGACCGATATTAGAGGTTTCTACCTGAATGCAGGTCAGCCGCAATGCAGCAGGTCAGTTATTCGCGTGGAAAGCACGGTCGGCGAAGATCTTGCCAGCCCAAGTATGGTGAAGTTGGCGAATGCGGAAATCGTGGTGTCTAAAACGATTAACGTAGCAACGGTAACCGATGTATTTTCGGGGGCCCGCCTCCAGATCCAGGGGGATATGAAGCTGCGCGAGTCGCCAATGGTCAACCTCGATATTCTCGAAGGCTTTCAAGGAATCCTGCACACCCAAAACTACTCCCAAGTAAGGCAGCCTGGATCTGAAGACAAGCCGTTCTCGTTCGCTGTCTTTGAGGAGTCTGGAAACTCTGGACGAATTGTTCGGGTGGATGGGGTGGGCACCGGAATCGGGCTGCAAGCCGGCGGCACTCCAAAAATTAGCGTACAGGGCTCCAGCTCTGCAAGCCTTGAGCTTGTTCCCGGTGCTACCGGGGCGATCTTGATCGGTGCATCCTCGCCCGTCGGAAATGAAAAACTGCGAGTTGTTGGCACGTCTGTTCTTGGAGGTCCTGTCGACTGTTCTGCTTCCGGAAAATTCGAGGGTCCTGTGCAGATAGGCGGATACCTGCTCGCGGGCCTGCCGGATGCGGCTAGCTATCTGCGCCACTTGATCATCGTTACAAACGCAACTGGCGGCGTGGCACTTTGTCGCTCTAATGGAGTTGACTGGATTGATTTGAGCACAAAGCTACCGGTCGCGTGAGCCGGTTGATCGCTTCCTTTATTGTAATCCATGTCGGCGCAGTGCTATTTTGACATTACCTATTGACCTGCATGGCAGATGCTGTAAATGAGCAATAAAGAGCAAGATCGTAGCGCAGAGTACAAAGTAATTTTTCCGTACTTTGATTTTGACTTCTACACTGATAAGTATGGAGTCATTGAAAGTTTTGGGGATCTTGATCCTGTTGATCACTACATCAAAGTCGGAACTGCTAAAGGTTATGATCCGTGCAGGTTTTTTTCGACAAAATTTTATGCCGGGCTATATCCTGATGTAGCCGCCGCTGGAATGAATCCATTTGTTCATTATATTTTATTTGGTTTTGGTGAGGGTAGGTCGGCAAGGCCGCCAGAGACTGTTAACAACATCTTTCAGAGCTTCGATCAGAATGATGGGGAGTTAGCATTTAAGAAATGGGAGCCTCCCTGCATACTTAATGATAACAAGATCGAACAAATTGGCGGCGCTGATATTATGATGGCGCTTCTTAATGATACATCGGCAACGGCAACAATACTTAGACGCGAATCAAAGGACTGGCTTATCGTATTTGCAGGCAGGACGGAAAGCTTTTTCTTTCTTAAAAAGATGCGCAGCTTTTGGGGTAACGTGCTCTTTTTAAGAGACAAATCAAACAGCTACTATAGCAATAATCCGAACCTGCCTGTTGTAGGTCGGTTTTCCGAATACATAGATTATTTTACTGGTCCACGATTTGGCAAAACCATACTGATGGGGCAGTCGTATGGTGGTCACTCGGCGCTTTATCAGTCGGCGCACATAAAAGACGTGCATCACGTTTGCATTCTCACCTCAAGCGTATTGCCCAGAAAAATATCATCATGGTGTTTTCTTTGAAAAGGGTATTCCTAAAGTTATCCCTGGGCCGCATGCACCTGATTTGCTGGAGCATATAAAGAAATCCGCTCCAGCTCCTCGATACGCCATTTCCGGAATTTCAGAATCATCTCATGATGATGTTTTTTATTGGGGTGATGCAATCGGAGCCGGATTGCTGGCAGGAACTGGAAAGGTTGCTGCAATCATAGTTAACCGAAATGAGCACTCAACCGCTCGCTATTTTGATGCAGAAAAGTTTTTCATGCTGCTCGCTGAGAATTATGAAACTTTCTATAGTGACACGCATAAAGGTGCGCAATTGTTTGTAACCGGTGGCGTCTACTATCCTCGGAAAAAAGAGCCCGCCGACGCCTAAGGAAAGTCTGAATTAGCCCCGATATTTCCTGCCTGAGCGCTCGATTGCTCAAAAAACGGCAG